ATATTGGTCTATCAAGTGCATCTATTTTCATGTCAGCCTCCTATTGCTGGTATGCAGTTTTCATTTGTATCAATTCCATGAGCCTGTCTTGGTCGCCAGACTCTGCCGCAATCTCTATATCGCACTGCAATATAGAAAGATCATCGTACCTATCGTAATCATGCTCCATACTTGCTTCGGTCTTGGCCTCCTCAAGCTGGATGACATGTTCGTGATGTGACACTACCAAGTCAGCTATAACTTCGTTTTCGTCTTTGAATAGTTCCAATTGTGTAGTCATGGTTCAACGCTCCATATTTGGTTTTAAGTAAACACGCACACAGGATTCTCTGCGACGTTCTTACCGTCCCCCACACAATGGAAGTGGGACGCTCAAGACGAGAAGGGGTGCTAACCCCCTTGTAAAAATGGATTTTCGAAAAATAAAATAATAAGTAAATTCGGATTTTTATTCGACTCTTGACGTGTTATCGAAAAACGTGCGCCCTAGCGCACACAAGTAAAAGCCTATGCCCACGTTTGCCGTGCAATCCATTGTGTAACCTGAAAGGATAATGGAACGACGTAGGGCCAATCGTGTGTGTGTGTTCTCAATGTGTGCGTAGAAACGAACGCAAGCTTGTCTTGCCAAGGTCGACCAAGACCTTTTCTGTAATAAGCGGTGGAACGGATTGCCCACTTGGGCAAACGGCCACTCAGCGTAATAATATGTAAATCACATCGTCCTGAGTAACGTCAGACGTAAGTGATGCAACGGCGAAACGTTGCTGTGATTAAACTGACAACAGTTTAACCTGTCTGGTAAGACGCCCATCTGGCGAAGATAATGCGTAAGCAAATCAAACGCTTGAGTAATGTGAATGGACAGTAATTAGTGAGGTATATGTATACTACGCCCGTAGCCAAACAGGATTCTCGGACATGACGAAAGCAAACGAACAACAACAAGAGAAATACACAGGCGGTGTAGTTCCAATAGAAGACATAGATAAAGAAGCCAAAACCCTAAGACAGATACACCATAAGGTGACTGATCCACAGGCCGAGTTAGTACATGCTCTGTTGCATGATGGTTGCAACCCAACAGAAGCCGCTAAACGATTAGGTCGTAATAAAGCTTGGGCTTATAATACGCTGAACAAACAACATGTTATCGAGTACAGACAGCAGATAGCTATGCAAACTTTGGGATGGGACGCTACTCAAGCGATGGCGACCATGAGGAATCTCCTGACGGATAAGAGTAGTTATGTCCGATTGGAAGCGGCCAAGGATATGCTCGATCGATCAGGATTCAAGGTAGATAGCGTTAATACTCCCTCTACTGCGGTACAGATTAATTTCAATGTCTAGTATGGGACCCATTGACGTAAAGCTCCTGTATGACACGTGCTTAGAAATACGACGACGGACTCCCATAAAGGGTACATCACACACACGACAGTCCAAATAAACCAATCACCCAAAAATATATTTTTTTTTCACAGGAGGCGAATTATGGGATCATCATCACAAGGTCAAGATAACAATCCGAATGCTGATGCGGCCAGAACTCGCAAGAAGCGTGTAGAGTATGAAGCCAGCCAGTCAGCTATCAAAGAGTTAGAGGCAAGAAAGAAGCCTAAGTTTGGTAGTTTAACTGGAAGCAAGGTTGCTGATGCTCTTGTTCCGGGGGCAAGTCTTGTTGCGGCTGGTCGTGCTTTATCGAACGTAATGCTTGATAAGCAGATATCTGGTTTAAAGAACAACACCAGCAATCCTGTTCGCACCTTAGTTAATCGTGGTACATCCAAAGCCAGATATATGACTGTTGGAACTGTATCGACAAATGATCTTGGTATGCGTTCATACACTGGTCGTGCCTCATACAATCCTATTGGTGATGGTAATCTTGGGAATACTGATAGTTCTGGTTATTACACAGTTTCCAAATCTACTAACAACAGCAATCGCAATGATGATGTTGCTCCTAGCACTGAGTCTAGTGAGCCAGCCGTAACACCTGATACAATTAAGACTGAAAAGGTTGCATCTGCGGCTAGGCGTGCATCGTCATTAGCTGGTGCAGCATCTGCTACTCAACGCCGTTTATTAGGAAAAGTATGAAGCTAGATTATAAGCCGCCTGGATCTGTAGCCAGAGCGTTCATGAAGGATGAGTCTTTTGTCCGTGGTATTAGAGGTCCTGTAGGTTCTGGTAAGTCTGTTACTTGCTGTATGGAAATCATGCGTAAGGCAACATTGCAGAAGCCGAACGATCAGGGTGTACGAAGAACCAGATGGGCAGTTATTCGTAATACTAACCCACAGTTAAAAACCACGACTATCAAGACATGGCGAGACTGGTTCAGTGATGATCTTGGAAGGTTTCATTGGTCGCCTCCCTATACACATCATATTCGTTTTGCATTGCCTGATAATTCTATTGTGGAACTTGAAGTCATCTTTTTGGCTTTGGATCGTCAGGAAGACGTAAAGAAACTATTGTCATTAGAGCTGACTGGTGTGTGGGTCAATGAAGCCAGAGAAATCAGTAAGTCGATAGTTGATGCGTGTACTATGCGTGTTGGTCGCTTTCCTTCGATGAGAGATGGCGGTCCGACTTGGTATGGTGTGATTATGGATACCAATGCACCAGACGAAGTTCACTGGTGGGGTATTATGGCTGGTGAAGTGCCTGTACCTGAGTATCTGACATCTGATGAGCGTATGCTTATGGTTAAGCCGGATGACTGGAAGTTCTTCAAGCAAGCTGGTGCTATGTTTGAGAAGAAGGACGAGCAGGGCAATCTTACTGGTTATGAGCCTAATATGTCGTCTGAAAACAGGGATAATCTACAACCTGATTACTATAACAAGATCATACTTGGTAAAGCCCCAGCATGGGTTCGTGTTTATGTCTTGAATGAGTATCAGGCATTAATGGATGGTAAGCCTGTATATCCTACATTTAGAAAAGACACTCATGTAGCCAAAGAGCCGATAGAGCCATCAGATCAGTTTGATGTGATTGTTGGTATTGATTTTGGTAGATCGCCTAGTGCTGTTTTTTGTCAACAATTGCACTCTGGCAGATGGACTATATTCCATGAGGTTGTCATGCAGGACATGGGAGCCGCTAGATTTGCCGATAGTCTAAAGCGTGAGATAGCCAAGAATGGTTGGGAAAAGCTGACAATGAAGTTTGTTGGTGATCCTGCTGGCAATCAGATGGCTCAGACAAGTGAGCATACGCCATTTATGATTCTAAGAGCCGCTGGAATTATGGCTTATCCTGCATCTAGCAATGACATCTTTGTTCGTACCGAAGCTGTTGAAGGTGGTTTGAACAGAATGGTTGACGGACAGCCTGCCGTTCTAGTCAGCCCTACATGCACTAATCTTATATCTGGGTTTGAGGGTGGTTATCAGTTCAAGCGTCAGTTTTACATGGGTACTGAGAAGTACGAGGAGAAGCCAAACAAGAACAGGTTCTCTCATGTGCATGATGCGTTGCAGTACGCCTTTTTAGGAGGAGGTGAGGGTCGCAGAGTATTCTTTGGCAACCAGCAAGTTACCCGCCCCACCACTGTTGAGAGAGCTAGCAACCCATTCTCTCGGATGAGAACACGTAATCGTAACAGGCAAGGCATGAGATCACTATGAAATGGATAGTATGTTTCTGTGAAAGCAAGAATATTGGTATCTGGAAGCTATTTACACTAGGAAAACCCAACTTTTCCCATGTTTTTGCAGTTAGATACGATCAGGAAACAGATGTTTGGATAAAATTAGAGTTTGGAACAGAAAGATTCCACTGTTCTGTTTTTAGAGGTGAGCAAGCCACCCCCATGATCCAAGCGTTATTTGATTTCTGTACATGTATTGAGTACGAAACAGCAGATAACGCCATAGCAATGCCAAGAGCTATGTATTGCGTAAGCTTTATCAAGCATCTGGTCGGACTCAAGGGTTTCTGGATGGTAACTCCCCACCAATTGTATTGTGAATTGCTCAGAAAGGGCGGTACGCCCATTTTTGTGCAGAGTAATACCCTTAAATCCCACAATCTAATGGAATCTATAGCGTCATAAGGAGTTGATTATGGGAGGCATGTTTAAAACACCCAAGCCACCTGCCGAAAGCCAAGAAAGCAAAGACGCGAAGGCGGCTGAAAGACAGCGTCTGGCTGATGAGCAATTGGCACTTGATGCAAAAGCAACTGATCTTACACGCAAGCGCAGAGCAAATATGATTGGGTCTGGATCGCTCCAAGATGACGATATGGCTGGATATACAGGCTATCGCAGAAATATGGGTACAAAAGTATGAGAGACGAATCAAACGGTGACGCTAGCCCTACAGTTTCTAGTGCCGGAGGTAATGATGCTGAGTATAAAAAGGTTATGGCACGTTATAAGAAAGCCAAAGGTAGATGGTCGTCTTGGTCAGATGTATGGGAGGAAATTTACGACTATGTCCTTCCTCATAGAGAGAGTTTCCATCAGGAAGCCCCTGCTAGCCGTAGAACCGAGAATATCTACGATGAGACTGCCGTAACTGGATTACCTAAGTTTGCTTCAAGACTTCAACTTGGCTTCTTTCCTCCTAATGGCAGAGCCTTTAAACTAGCCCCCGGACCCGACTTCCCCAAAGAAGCTATTACTAAAAAGCTAACAGAAGAACTAGATGAGATTACAGACCTGATCCATGAAGGATTACGTAACTCTAACTTTAATGCAGAGTTTCACGAAGGTCTACAAGATCTTGGCATAGGCACAATGAACATGCTCGTTGAGAGTGGACGATTTGTGGGCGACCTTCATTTCACTGCGGTTCCTCCTACGAGTGTTGCTGTGTTGCCGGGTCATATGGACATGGTTTCAGATTGGTTTCGTTGGAACAAAACATGTGACATCACCGAAGTTAAGCATATGTACCCCTATGCCAAGTACAGTCCAGAAATGCTTGCGGCTCAAAAGCGAGATCCACGTCGAAAGACAGAGATCATTGAAGCCACAATGTACGACTCAGATGACAGATTTAAGGATGAATACACATACTATCTAATATCAGAGACTGATAAGCATATTCTGTTTCAATCTAAAATGTCTGGTCGTGGATCTGTTCCTTGGATTACTACACGCTGGTCAAAGTCTGGTTATGAAGTATGGGGTAGAGGTCCGATACTCCAAGCTATGCCAGCAATCAAAACATTGAATCTGACAGTACAGCTTATTCTTGAAAACGCTGAAATGGCTATTGCCGGATCATATGTTTATGACGATGACGGTGTATTTAATCCTGACAATGTAACTATACAGCCCGGAACATTCATACCAAGAAGTCCTGGATCTACAATTGATACATTGCAATCACCAGCACGTTTTGATGTCGGTCAGTTAATTCTTGAAGACATGAGACGCAATGTAAGAAAGGCTTTGTTCATTGACGAGCTTGATACTCGCCCGAATGCTAAGACACCTCTCAGTGCAACCGAAGTCTCAGAACGACTGGCTGATGTCGCTAGGGACATGGGTGCTGTGGCTGGCAGGATGCAGAAAGAGTTCCTGCAGCCCTTGGTCGAGAGGGTTATCAATATTTATACACAGCAGGGATTGCTTGAACTGCCCAAGGTTGACGGCAGAGAACTAAAGGTTGTTGCTGTATCCCCATTGTTAAGAGCGCAAGACCAGCAAGACGTATCTGACTTTATGCGTTTCCAGCAAACTATTGCACAGACATTTGGACCTGAGATTGGTCCTGCTCTTTATAAGCAGGAAGCCACTATCAAGTTTTTAGCCGACAAGTTTGGAATACAAGCAGAGCTTCTGGCTGACCAAGAAGAAGTGGCAAAGAATGTTCAGAACATGATGCAGTTAATGCAACAGCAACAGGGCGGTATGTAGTGGCAAAGGAGCAAGTAAATGTTTCGTTCGATGGTAGAGGATATCCTCGTGAGGTTGAAGCTGACCTTAATTCTAAGGCCTTCGCTTTATTTGGTTCAGGTGTCGGAAAAGCTTTCCTACAGTACCTTGAGGGCATCTCAACGAACAACATCCATCCTGCAGGAACTAATATCGAAACACTAGCCCATGCAGAAGGGTCTAGGTGGATTGTTGCAATCATGAAAAAACGTAGCGAACTTGGAAGGAAACAAAATGATTAAGAAAATGGGTGTACCCCCTAAAAAAAGTAAAGCAAAAAAAGTTTTGTCTAAACAAGATCAAAGAGATTGGAATGCTTACATACAGGAAAGATTTCCCGGCCCTACAATAACCGAAGGATTGGGTAGCTTTACAATGGAAGCAAAAAGATACTTATCTAAAGATTTTAGGAAATGGCAAAATTCTGGAAATAGGGGTTTTTGACTTGAGTAAACCTGCAAATCCTAAGTTATACGCAAGAGCAAGAGCAATGGTTAAAGCCAGAGTCAAGAAATGGCCTTCAGCTTATGCTAGCGGTCAGCTTGTACAGCAGTACAAAAAGATGGGCGGCAAATATAAGTCATGAGCCTAAGCAAGTGGTTTAATGAAAACTGGGTAGATATATCATCCAAAAAAGACGGTAAGCATCCTAAGTGTGGACGTAAAATGGGTGACGGTCGTGGTTATCCTAAATGCGTACCAGCTTCAAAAGCCGCATCGATGTCAAAAGGTGAAAAGAAGTCTGCTGTAAATAGAAAACGCAAAACCAATCCATCTGGCGGTGGTAAAAAACCAACCTATGCGAGGACGTAATGAGTGAGGCATGGACAAGAAAAGAGGGCAAGAACCCAGACGGTGGGTTGAACGCAAAAGGTCGAGCCTCCTACAAAGGAGGAACACTCAAAGCACCAGTGTCAGCAAAAGCGGCAAAGAAAAGCCCAAAGAAAGCGGCAAGGCGTAAGTCATTCTGTAAACGAATGATGGGTATGAAAAAGAAACTTACATCTGCAAAAACGGCTAATGACCCTAATAGCCGTATCAACAAAGCACTAAGGAAGTGGGACTGTTAAATGAACGAAGAACTACAAGAGAGCGTTGAAGAAAGCCAAATTGATGAGGTTCAGGATCAAGGCGATCAGGAGCAACCTCAAGAAGTCTCTACAAGACCTGATTGGCTTCCAGAGAAATTTAAATCAGAAGAAGATTTTGCACAGAGCTATTCTCACCTTGAAAAGAGATTGCATGAGCGTTCTGACAAGTTTCGTGATGAAATCATGTCTGAACTGCAAGAAGAAGTTGCTGGTGACATACCAGTATCTCCTGCTGATTATGAACTGGCTCTTGTCGGTGAAGATGGTGAAGCTGTGGAAGTTGATCCAGATGACAACATGCTACAGTGGTTTCAGCATACAGCACACAGTCTCGGCTTAAACCAAG